TAGGGGTTCAATTATTGGCTTTAGGTTTTTGGTACAGCTTCAAACATTCTGCCTTTGTCTATTCAGGCCACCCCAAAGACGGTTTAGCCGATGATGAAAGCCTTGACGAAATAAGGGCAAGGCTGGGAAACCAGATACTATAAATAATAAGCCGCCCCACTTCCCCATCGGAGCGGCTACCAGAATAAATAAATCCTTCTCTAACATCGGTACGCCTTAAGCAGTACCGATGTATTTTTCAAAGATCTATTTTCTCTTACTTTGTTTTCAGGATCAGAATATTGTTTTTTGGACGAGTTACCAAAAACCCATCCCGCTTCCTAAACCTCAAAAACAGTTCCCCATATTCAAGGCTTTCTGTTGTGCCGTCGAACTTTTTAAGCTCAATACCCTTGCGGTTTCCGTGCTGTATTCTTTTCGGGTTCATAAAAACTGCAAAAGGCTGGTCAGCCTTAATGTCTCCAAGCTGCGGAAGGATCGAAACTTCATGATAGGGGTACAAGTCCAGCCGCCCCGGCATGGCCTCTGTAGGCCGCCGCCAAATCGGACGGCCTGTTGTGTCCTCGATATTGGCAATGTGGTTTAGGACAGTCTCATTCAAGAACCAGACACAATCCTTTCTCTCCTCTGCGGGGATTTTATAAACCGAATCCCTAAAATCCTTCCACGTCAGATCGTTGATTGAGTTCCCCTGAATGGCAACCTTGACTGTCCCCTCTGCCGCCATAGCCCCGGTGAACGGGTCTTTATCAGCGAGAAGGCACTGTCTGTCAAACTCCTGCCCGTAGACTTCCATAAACTCATCAACAAACATACTGCCCAAATCAATGTAAACGTCCTCTTCAAATTCATCGAACCAGGGTATGTACCCCGCCAAGGTATACGCCTTTAGTTCGACACGCTCCGCACCCTTCGGGCGGCTTGCCTCAATTTTATCTCCATATTGGGTTAGCCAGTTGAGTAAAACCCCGCCCCTGTCCCGTGTAGGCAAGAATATTGAAGGCCCCATCATGGGTCGATGACGAACCAAATTCATCATCACGCTTTTTTTGGCTGCGTCCTGCATTATTTCAGTTTCGTAAATCGGATTGATTAAAAACTGGTCGTTAGTCGCCATGTTCCCCATCGGCTCGCCCAATGGAGCTTTAACCACCTGCCAGCCCTTTTCACCCCAGGACACATCTTTTGGATTAGTCCAGTTATCGGCTTTCAGATTAGGGCTAAAAGCCAAATCCGCCAGTGTCTTATGGTTCCCGCTCCACGCCGCCGCAATCCCCTTGCCGAGATTGTAAAACAGTTCCCGCCGTGATAATTCCCTGGGAGCCGCCGCCTGTCCCTTCATTTCTTCCCGCAATGCCTTGACGGTGCTTTTAAGGGCTTCCATTTCGGAACTCTCCTGAACCGTGATAGTTTCAATAGTCTTAACTATCCCTTCAAGAATAAGTTCCTTTTCCTGAAAATAAGCCGTTGCCGTTTCGGTATTCATAAACCCGGTCAACTCTATTTTCTTCATTGCGGCTAACTGTTTTTTAACCGCTTCCAACTGTTCATTACCCATACTTACTCCTTATAAGGTATTGATTAGGCCGCCCCAATAATCGGGATGGATTAAATCCTGTGTTATTTCCGCCTTTGCTGCCTGTGTGCTTTTTGCCAATGCGTAAGGGTTGGCGGGAACATTGCAAATCGAAAATTCCAGCAATTCCTGTTTTCTGAAAATCAAAGAAGTACCGTCCCTGCTGTCCTCTTTTGACGGTATTTCAATCTCCATCACACGGAAGCCAACCGAACCAGCCCTGATAACTCCCGCCTTTACACGCTGCCCGATACTCCACCCAAAAGGGTCATAGCTCTTGTCGTTGAAGTACACCAATCCATGAAGCCCCTGATCATCAATGGTCAGCCCTTCCATTTTTCCGATAGCCGGAATGTCGTAGCGGTGCGCCCATTCCACAACAGGATTTTCCAAGTACCGCCTATAATCCCAGCCCATCGGGTCAATCCTCTCTCCAAATCTGTCAAGGTCAAATGTTGAAAGCGTCCACGGAAACCCTTCACCCGCCTCAATATCAGCGGTAAGCCGGAATGGTACTGACGCTATTAGTTCAACGTCCGCAGACACTTTTTGAATTCCCGCCGCTTCTTTCGTAACTCCCAAAAAATCTAACAGGAAAGAAGTATCACCTGTTTGAAATTCGCCGCTTTTCGTTCTAACAATCATCCTGCAATCCTCCTGTCTATTTGCTTTTTCTGTTCTGCCCAATCCGGCAAAGTAAAATCCAATATTCTGTCGTCATAAAATTTTATGTCATCATCAGTAACAAGATGTAATCTCCATGCCAGAGCAACCATTTCTTCACGACCCTCAACACTGAAAATTTCATATAGACGGTGTAAATAATTTTCTACCGTGCTTCTTCCAAGATGTAACTTATCGCACATTCTCTGAACCCGATAACCGCAGCACAGCATTAGCAAGCACTCCAACAGTCGCTTTGTCATTTTGTTATTCACATCAGGCCATACATTTATTCTGCTCATAGCTTTTTGCAGCATTGGAGAAATATACTGTTCTCCATCACGAATTAGCCTCATTCCCTTGTTAAATTCTTTCATACCTTCCCACTTGTCTACATAAGACTTAACACCATGAAATTGAAAATAAACCGCCCTATTCAAAGGGTAATCATCAAGCGACACGGCGACTGTATTCAACTTTGGAAACAACTTTATTATTTCCCCCATCATGTAAGGAGTTGCAATCTCATAAAATCTACTGTCCATCATCAATAGCCGTGGTTTCATTTCTTCAATCAGCATATTTAGGCCGTCCTTTTCGACAGCCGTAACAGTTACATTTCTAAACCCCAAACTTTCAAGTTCTTGCTTGTATTCAGGGTGAAGATTTACTGCTCGGCTTACGAAAAGCGTACCTCCTATCACTAAGCCCCATCCTTTTTGTGATTATCACAATCACAACAAGCCAGCGATTTTGGCTTGTGCCAAATATCGCCCCAGGGCTTAGGTTCTTTCCCCCTTTCTTTCAGTACATCGTTAATTGTTTTTATTCCGGCGTTTATTTCCGCAATATCTCTTTTACTTTGTGCGTCCTCATTTTCTTGTAATTCGGGTATATCCCATAAATCAAATCTTCCGGTTTCTTTCAGACCGAAACGCATAAAAAATTGACTTTCAAGTATCTGTTCAAATTGGCGTAACAGAGGAATGAGTGTATATTGCCAAAATGCCGAGTGCTGCTCTTTAGTGTCCTTGCCGGACAGAGCCGTTGACTTGTCAGAGATATTAGCGACACGAGGGGGAATACCGAATTTCGCAAGAATGGTGTAGAGGTTCCAGCGTTTAAGCTCAAATAATTTCACAACGTCAGGGTTAAACGAAAGAGCTTCAAAACTGGTTCCCTTGCCGAGTACCGCAATCTTGCGTCCTGCCCGAACCTGTCCGTATTTGCTTTCCCACCGCCGCTCTATTGCGTCAGCTTCTTCCGGCCTAAGCGTCTGGTCAGTTTTCAGTAAACCTTGCGGGATTGCATTATTTTTTAACAGTGTAGAATTTGCTTTATTAGCGTAGTAGTCTTGTTCAAGTTCAAGAGCTAAAGAGACAAGAGGATTAACACCCCGCAGCGGGTTCCACGGGTTCCAATCCTTAAAATGGATAATTTCATCAGATAAGATAGGTACTAATTCGATTCCGGCATGATAAAACCAGCGCCGTTTTTTGTTTAAGAAATCTCTTTGCACATCCAACCCCTCTCCCTCAAGTTGGAGTTTTCGGGGGTTAAGAATGTACAGGTCTTTAGGCAGCCCGCCGCTATAATCCGGACCGAACCACCAGAACGCTTCGCCCTCTATAAGCCACCATGCAAAACTCTCCTTCCATAAGTCGTAGCGGCTTAATTGAGAATTGGGACGATGAAATAATTCATAGAGGGGACCGTTTTGTAACTCAACCCCGTTTCTTTCGAGAATAAAATCCGCCCGAGCCAAATTGCGGATTAAAATATTGACCGCAATATTGATCCAGGCGTTGCAAAGATAATTGTCGTTGAAGGGGTTAATATATAAATTAGCAAAATTTTCATCAAAAGTCAAGGAATTTTGAAAACTATTTTTATCTATGCCAGCTAATGTGCCTTGGGTTTTCTCTTGACTTGCAATTTTTCTTTTTGTGTTGGGAAATAACCGTTGGAATAAACTCATAATAAGATTACTCCCTGTTGTACATCAGAAAACACCGCATAGCGTAAAGCGTCAAGGAAATGGTCATTAACCTTTACAATCTGTCCGGCTTCGTCCCTGCAATAGTCCCAAATCTCCGAAAGCACCCCAGTACACTTTTCGCATACAAAAAACTGTCCCCGCTCAATTTTGGCGTTGATATAATCAATGCCGCTGTCTACGCTGTTATTTGCTTTTGTCCCGCCTGTAATTTCCTGAATACGCTCCCCGCCAGCGGGGTCGCAATACACAGGGCAGCCCATATCATCGTTATAATCCAGCCAGCCCCTTGCGTTCAGTTCTTCGTTGAAACTTTGCGTAGTCATGTTGAAAGCCCCATAATCGCAAAGGACAAACACAACATCACCAACCCACCCAATTTTGACAAAGGTGATATTAAGCCCGAAATCTTGTCCGGCGGCGTATCGGTCAAAATGTTCAGGAAGGTCAGAAACTTTGACAATCATCGTTTCATCAAACTTGTCATAGATAACGCCCTCGGCCTTAACCCACAGCCCATCACGGAACCGGGCTTTTTGCTTTTCAGGCAGAACGTCCAGAATGTCGGTGATATAATCTTCCGGCAGGTTATCCCTGTTATCTTCGGGATTAAGCAGCATGGATTGATATAGCTCCGCTTTCTCTAACGGTTCGCCAGTTAGGAAAGTCCGCTTTAAGACAAAGATTTTATAAGCCCAATGTAAAGGGCTGCCCGGATTGCAGTCGTAAAAAAACAGGTTCCGGCAGCCATCAACACGCATAGCAAGCCGAGAGTAGGCAGTTGTAACCGCCGCATAAGTAAGCTGCGATATTTCGTTAAAGTAAATCGTGTTGTATTCATGTCCGAGTATCCTGTCCGCTTGCTCTTTATCGCCAAGACCGCCAATCCATATTTCCGAGC